TCAGCTCACCTCACTGTAGACTCCCACCACGCGACCCACCGTTTTGATCTCGTCGATACCGCATTCAAAGGGGATCTTTCCACCCGCAACGTGGAGTTTTTTGCCCGGCAGCAGCGTTAAATCGCGGATGCTGGTGGTGCCTTCAATCTCAACCAGCCACAGCCCATCGGTTAACGACGCGTCTTTTTCAACAAAGTGAAGTTTTCCCTCCGCCCGAACGGCGATGCCACGGGTGAGCGGCTTGTTGAAGAAATGGGTGTCGATGCTCAAAATAGCATTTTCTTCCAGTTTCCCATCACTAAGAGTGAATGCTGCAACCGATAAGGGATCCCCTTGGGTTGGTTGACCTTCAAACTGCGCACCTTGCCCGGTCATCAGCCAGCGAAGGCTGGCGCCGGTGTCCAGCGCGCACTGAACTGCAAAATCGTAAGAGACTGTACCGCGCGCGTAGCGGTTCTGAAGCGAACTGGCGGCGATATTAAAGTGCCGGGCCAGCTGGATTTTCTGTGTGAAACCATATACCTGACAGATTCTATCGAGTAACTCTTCATTATTCACTTGAGAATCCAAGATCAAAATATATTCCTTTGGGTGTTTACTGATACTCATTTGGGTATTAGTATCATTACAAATTCGGGCAATCTGCGGCTTGCGATGGTAAACAGAGGCTAATGATTGCAGACAGTATCAAAATGGGAATCATGCAGCATGGCTTCTGAAATCGCAATCATCAAACCGCGGAAAAAGCCGTGCTCTGCCCGTTTTCGGCGCATTAGCTTGCGTGAACAGATGCGAGGGGAGATATGGCGATAGAGGCTGCCCGTGCAAGGGTTCCACTTAGCGTGGGGGCGCGTCTTCGCGGGCTTAACCACGTCGCTGAACTGCGCGCCCGATACGGGAGCGATAGCGGAAAAGAGCTGGCGCGATTTATGGCCGATCTGCGCGATAAGCGCGATCCCTGTTATGAGGAGAACAGCCGGGCGCTGGCCGCCATCTTTTTCCTGGCGAGATTGCCCGTCGCCCGTCATGAGTGCGATTTTAGCGAGCTGACGACCGAAGAAAAAAGGGCGCTTATTAACGCCATGAACCATTTTCGTGCTGTTGTGAGTTTATTTCCTGAACGGCTGACCATGCCGGTGTAACCCAACCAAAAACTAATGGCGTAAACCCGCCGGGCATTCTATTGCCTGAAATCAAGGAGAACGCGTGATGCGAAACAGTGAAAACCGCTTTTATTCAACCGGAAGTGAAGAACTGAAACGCCTGCTGAGGGAGGCAAAAACAGAGGAACGATGCGCGCGAGCCCGCGCAGTCTCCCTGCGCCTGGAAGCGCTGGCGAGCCATATCTTCAAAACCGGTATGAGCGGGGAAGACGTTGCCGAACTGCTGTGCCATGAGGCGGCCCGCTACGAGCGGGAATCCCAGGAGATGCACTGATGGCCGATTTTATCGATCTTGCGCAGGCGCGCGAGCAGGAAGACAGAGAACGGCACATTCATCACGCCCGCAGGCGGCCCGCATCGCCTTCGCGGTTCCTCTGTGAGGAGTGCGATGCCCCGATACCGGAGGCGCGCCGTATGGCGGTGCCCGGCGTGGCCCTGTGCATCACCTGCCAGGAGATTGCGGAGATGAAAAATAAACACGTCCGGGGAGGATGAGTTGGCTACGTCATTTGCTTATCCGTGGAACGTGCCACGGTCGGCCATTGCCAGCCCTTATCTTACCCATGCCCAGCTGCAGAGCCGCGATCGCTTTTTCGCGGCGCTACAGGGGGCAAGAATTGCCCTCTCCCGGCAGCCTGATTGCGTGCGTGTCGACGTGTGGCGGACGGTGGACGCCGTCGAACAGCGTCAGGGCGGCCCGCAGGCGAATGCCTTTTTGATCCGCTTCTGCAACAGGATATTGCCCCGTCTGCAGCAGGTCTCTGAACGCTATGCCTGTGCAGGCCTGCATGGCGCGGTCTCCAGGGCCGTGTTTGATGGCCATTTCGACACCCGGCTTCTGCAGTACCTTGCCTCGCGCATGGTCGAGCTGGTTGCCCGCTATAACCGTCTTCCCGATATGTCCCGCGCGGATATCGACCTGCTGGCCGGTGATATTGCCAGCTTTATTCGCGGCGAGCTGGCGAATATTAACGATGCTGACATGGGTGAATACCAGACGCTGTACGTTTGGTATCAGCGTGCCGGACTGATCGCACGGCAGTTTAACGTGTCGCCTCCGCACTGGGAGCGGGTGTCAAAGACGTTTTTCAACAAAGATGATGTAGCCGCGGCGGTGATCCGCCTGTTTTCCGAGGCGTGGTGGCGCGGGCGATTGCGTAGGATCGCGGCCGCCTGGCGCGAACATGTCCAGATTGCCCTCGGCAACGTCAGCAAAAAGAGAACGGCGTATGCGAGCAAGCGCTGCATGACGGAATGGCGCGAGCAGAAGCGCCGCACTCGTGAATTTCTCAAGGGCATGGAGCTGGAAGATGAAGAGGGAAACCGCATCAGCCTGATTGATAAATACGATAGCTCGGTGGCCAACCCGGCGATACGTCGCTGTGAACTGATGACCCGCATTCGCGGCTTTGAAAACATTTGCCAGGCGCTGGGCTACGTGGGCGAGTTCTATACGTTAACCGCGCCCGCGCGGTATCACGCGACCGTGAACGCGGGCTACCCCAACGCAAAGTGGAACGGGGCCAGCCCGGCGGATACGCAACGCTACTTCACTCGGCTGTGGGCGCGCATTCGCGCAAAGCTCCACCGGGAGGGGCGGCGCATTTTTGGTATCCGCGTTGCGGAACCCCATCACGACGGTACGCCCCACTGGCACATGCTGATGTTTATGCTGCCGGAAGATGTTGAATGCATACGCCAGATTATAGGGGACTATGCGCGGGAGGAGGATGCCGCTGAGCTGCAGAGCGAAAGCTCCAGACAGGCGCGCTTTCACGCGGACGCCATTGATCCGCTGAAAGGCAGTGCTACCGGCTATATCGCCAAATACATCTCAAAGAATATCGATGGCTATGCGCTTGATGGCGAGAACGATAACGAAAGTGGCGGGCTGCTGAAGGAGACGGCATGCGCCGTGTCGGCCTGGGCAGGGCGCTGGCACATTCGCCAGTTTCAGTTCATCGGCGGCGCGCCGGTAACGGTTTACCGCGAGCTGCGTCGACTGACAGACACCGAGGCCGCGCGCGGTCTGAGCGTGGAGTTTGCCGCCGTCCATGACGCAGCGGACGCTGGTGACTGGGCGGGTTATGTTACTGCTCAGGGCGGGCCGTTTGTGCGTCGCGATGATTTACAGGTGCGCACGTTGTATGCGCCCCGCGCCGGGTTTAACCAGTACGGCGAGGAGATCGTTCGCATCCGCGGCGTGTACGATTCCGCTGTCGGTGCGGGCAGCCCGGTGTTAACCCGGCTCACGCAGTGGAAAATTGTGCCGAAGCGGGCCGTTGAACTGAAGGATGCACCTGTGCTTCCTCGGAGTTCTGTCATTAACTGTACGGTGAACGATCTCTCTCAACCACTTAACCGGCGTGCGCGACGGGCATTAACCGAGCGCATCAAACGCGTCCGGCCCGGCGCATCGGCACCCTTTGTCTATGAGAGGGATCCGCAGAACGGGGTCCCGGAGACGGTGATTGACGAGATACGACTCGTCACGGGATTCACCATTAGCCGCGGGGAGGCTCTGCATCTGATGGCGGGCGGCGTGAGCCGCTTTAACGACAAATGGTGTCGGGGCGCAGCTGACGGATCGCTCTTTCCGGCGGCGTGTTCTTATCAGGAAAAGGCGCGGAAAATCCTTGAACGTATTGGGCATTTAACGAGCCTGCTCACCCGGCGTGTACGCTAATCTCCATCGATATCATGTACATACCGCAAGAAGTTCTGATTTTTCGCTTCACTCTTTTTATGAATACGTGCTACTGTATGTTTATACAGTATCTCGTGGTGGAGGTTGTGTGGACAGAGAGTTGAATGAGCAAGTCATGATTGAACGAGTCGAGATGATTGCGCGACTGACGACAGAAGGAACCTGTCAGGAGAGAGATCGTGAGATTGCCCTGAATTTAATTGCTGAGATTGCGCGGGGAAATTTAATCAAGAACAACGCATTTACCGTTGTTTTCTCGGCATCGCCTGTTCCAGAACGAATCAAAAAAGAAAGCAATGTGCGGGTCAATATCACGCTGGATAAAGATCAGCACGTTGGCCCGTCCATCGTGGCGGCATTTCAGTGCGAACTCACTCGCAGGATAAGACCCCTGTTTCCGTCAACGCGGGTGACGGTGAAAGAAGGCTCCATGACCGGCGTCGAGCTGCTGGGCATTGACGGCGACGCCGAACGCGAAGCGCTGGACACCATTCTCCGCGAAGTCTGGGAAGACGAGAGCTGGCGTTAGCCTCAGCCTCTTTTCCCTGCACGACACGCTTCACTCTGATTTTGCTCTCGCCATGCGGCGGCTCGCTGCTCGCGGACGGCCTGTTGTGTCCGCGATTGTCCATCCGCCATCGCTAGCGGAAAGGGCGCTGGCTCTGGAAACTCTACAGTACCTGGAAATCCGGATGTTGGAGTGTCTGATGAAGATCTATGCAATGCAGGGCGATACGCTTGATGCCATCTGTGCCCGTTATTACGGGCGCACGGCAGGCGTCGTCGAAGCCGTTCTGAAAGCCAATCCTGGCCTCGCTGAGTACGGCGTTGTCCTGCCTCATGGCACTGCAATAGACATGCCTGAGGTGGATAGCGCCCCCACAAAAGAATCCGTAAACCTATGGGACTGAGCCTGGAGAAAATAACCACGTTTATCGCCTACTGGTTGGCCGTGGCGTTGGCCTGGTTCGGGGCGATGTCTCCTGAGAAAGTCGCACTCTACGTGGGAAGTCTCTGCGCCATTTTTACCGCGCTGACGAATTACTGGTTTAAGCGAAAAACCTGGCGCTATCTCAAATCGTTAGGCCTCGATAAGAAGAGCATTCGTGAACTCAATCATTAAGCGTTGCAGCATCGCCAGCGTGCTTGCGCTGGCGGTGCTAATGCCGGACTTTCGATTACTGAAAACCTCGCCCGAGGGGCTGGCGCTCATTGCCGATCTCGAAGGATGTCGTCTGTCGCCCTACCGGTGTAGCGCGGGCGTATGGACGTCAGGCATTGGCCACACGGCAGGTGTCGTGCCGACGAGGGAAATTACCGAACGTGACGCGGCGGCGAACCTGATTGCCGACGTCATGAAGGTTGAGAAACGGCTTGCCGCATGCGCGCCGGTGGAGATGCCGCCCCGTGTCTATGATGCGCTGGTCAGTTTTGCCTTTAACGTGGGAACCGGTGCCGCCTGTCGTTCGACGCTGGTGTCGTTGATTAATCGCAAGCAGTGGCCGCAGGCTTGCGGTGAACTGCCCCGCTGGGTGTACGTCAACGGAAACAAAAACGCCGGGCTTGAAAACCGTCGTGCCCGTGAAAAAGCCTGGTGTCTGAAGGAGGGCTGATGAGAACTCGTCTGCTGATGCTGGCCGCGCTGGTGGTCATTATCCTGTGGTTTCGTCATGATAATCAGAACCTGTCCCGCTCTCTGGCCAAAACCAATCAGATCGCCCGCGAACAAAAAAGCGCAATCAACGCGCTGAACCATCAGCTGAACGTCGCGCAGCAGTTGGTCAGAGAAAATGAAAACGCGCAGGTCAGGCTCCGCGATGAGCTTGCCGTTGCCGGAGAAACCTTGGCCAGACGCGAAGTGGCCATTGGAAAGTTGATAAATGAAAATGAAACGTTACGCCGCTGGTATACCGCTCAGCTGCCTGATGCTGTCCGCAGGCTGCACGTCCGCGCCGCCTGCGCCTCCGCAGCCCATTGTTTACCACGCCTGCCCGAAGGTGAGCCTTTGCCCGATGCCGGCAAGCGAGCCCGTCACTAACGGCGATCTGAGTGCCGATATTCGCAGGCTTGAGCATGCCCTTATCGCCTGCGCGTTGCAGGTGGAAACCATTAAAGACTGTCAGGATAAATTCGATGCACAAACTCAAGAGCCTGCGTCAGGCATTAATTGACGCGATCCCCCAACTGAATGCAAACCCGGAGCGCCTGCAGATGTCGGTCGGCAGCGGTAATCTTGACGCGCGACTGGCCTCCTCGCTTTCCTTTGAAAAGCACTATGCGCTGAACGCAAAGGTCAGCGGTTTTTCCGGCGACAGCGAGGGCCTTTTCGTCCCGGTGCTGGCCTGGCTTCGGGAAAACCAGCCGGACATTTTTACCCTCGATGAAGGCCGCACAAACGGATGTTCCTTCACGATCGTTTTAAACGATGACGATACGATGGATATCAGCGTCAGCGTGCAGTTAACCGAGCGCATTCTTATTTCCCAGGAAGAGGGCGCTTTGCGCGCAACGTATTCCCCCGAGCCGCCGCTGCCGGAGCCCGTCACGCGTCCGAAGGCGTTATACATCAACGGGGAGCTGGTCAGCGAATGGGAGGCGTAATTTCCCCGCCCTGAGGGCCTGCTGCCTGGCCTGCTTGTTGTCTCATCCTGCACCAAACCCCGTCTCGTTGCTGCCGTTCCTCCTGAACGGCATTCTCTTCTTATGAATACATTAACCTCCATACACGGCATCGCTCGCGCGATCCGCAATCTTATTCGTGTCGGTGTTGTGACCGATGTCGACCTCAAAAGAGGGCTCTGTCGGGTCCAGTCCGGTGGGATGAACACCACCTGGCTGAACTGGATGACCTGCCGCGCTGGCCGTTCGCGCGTTTGGTGGGCGCCGTCCGAGGGCGAACAGGTACTGCTGCTGGCCATCGGCGGAGAGCTGGATACCGCCTTTGTATTGCCGGGCATTTTCTCTGATGAGCATCCGGCACCGTCGACGTCACCCGATGCGCTTCACGTCAGCTTTCCCGACGGGGCGGTTATCGAGTACGAGCCCGGGAGCGGCGCGCTGATGGCAACTGGCATCAAAACGGCAGCCATCACCGCATCGGAATCACTGACCGCAACCGTACCGGTGGTGCTCGTGAAATCCGCAACCCGCATCACGCTTGATACACCCGAAGTGGTGTGTACCAACAAGTTAATTACCGCCTCGCTTGAGGTGCAAAAGGGCGGGGTGATGGCAGGAAATATCCAGCACTCCGGCGGTCAATTTACCTCCAATGGGGTGCAGGTGGACAACCATGCCCACGGCAGTGTGCAAAGCGGCGGAAGCTGGACTAAGGGGACGCAATGACGGTGTGCTACACGGGAATGAACAGTCAAACCGGGCTCAGCATTTCAGAGGCTGAACATATCAGGCAAAGCGTGCGCGACATTCTGGTTACGCCCGTTGGCTCGCGGGTCATGCGTCGGGAGTACGGCTCCTTGCTGGCGGCGATGATCGACAGACCTCAGAGTCCGGCGCTGCGTCTGCAAATTATGGCCGCATGTTACTCCGCAATCCAGAAATGGGAACCGCGGATAAGCCTGACGGCTATCACTTTCGAACGGTCGGAGAATGACGGGACGTTGTATGTCGATATCACCGGCACGCGACCAACGTCCGATCGTTCCTTTTCTATCACTATTTCACTGAGTTAAACGCTATGGCTATTGTTGATCTGAGCCAGCTCGCCGCGCCTGATGTCGTGGAGGAGGTGGATTATGAGACGCTGCTGGCAGAACGTAAGGCCACCTTTGTCTCGCTCTATCCTGAGGCGGAGCAAGAGGCTATTGCACGCACGCTGACCTTAGAGTCAGAGCCGATCGTGAAGCTGCTGCAGGAAAACGCGTATCGGGAGGTTATCTGGCGTCAGCGCGTTAACGAGGCCGCCCGTGCGGTCATGCTGGCCTACGCCGCCGGCAGCGATCTCGACCAGATCGGGGCAAACGCTAACCTTGAGCGTCTGGTGATTACGCCCGCCGACGACACCACGTTCCCGCCCACGCCGGCGGTCATGGAATCCGATACCGATTTTCGTCTGCGCATCCAGCAGGCACCGGAAGGGCTCAGCGTGGCTGGTTCGACAGGCGCTTATCAGTTCCATGGCCGCAGCGCGGATGGTCGTGTGGCGGACATTTCCGTGATTAGCCCCCAGCCTGCGAACGTTACGGTTTCCGTGCTCTCCCGGGAGAATAACGGCGTGGCGTCCGAAGAGCTACTCGCCGTCGTTCGCAATGCGCTGAACGATGAGGATGTCCGGCCCGTCGCTGACCGGGTGACAGTGCAGTCAGCCAACATTGTCGACTACAGCATTGTGGCCTCGCTGTTCCTGTTCCCCGGCCCTGAAAGTGAACCCGTGCTCAACGCGGCCAGAGCCCGGTTGCAGGCCTATATCACGGCGCAGCACCGGCTGGGGCGTGATATCCGCAAGTCTGCCATTTACGCCGCACTTCACGTGGAAGGAGTACAACGCGTGGAGCTGACGGCACCCGCGGCTGACATCGTGCTTGATGAAACGCAGGCCTCATGGTGCAGCCAGTACAGCGTAACCGTGGGGGGGAACGATGAGTGATGCCCGTCTTTTACCGGTTGGCTCCTCGTCTCTGGAGATTGCGGCCGCGCGCGCCTGCGCGGAGATCGAAAAAACGCCCGTGCCGCTGCGCCATCTCTGGAGCGCAGATACCTGCCCGGCAAATCTTCTGCCGTGGCTGGCGTGGGCGTTTTCGGTTGACCGCTGGGATGAGAACTGGCCAGAGGCCACCAAGCGTGACGTGATCCGCGCGGCATGGTTTATCCATGCCCATAAGGGAACGATAGGCGCCGTGCGTCGCGTGGTGGAGCCACTGGGTTATCTGATTAACGTCACCGAGTGGTGGCAAACCAACGATCCGCCCGGCACCTTCCGCCTTGATATCGGCGTGTTAGACACGGGTATCACAGAGGAAATGTATTACGAAATGGAGAGGCTTATTGCTGATGCAAAGCCTGCCAGCCGTCACCTTATCGGCCTGAATATCATCCAGGACATACCGGGTTATCTCTATACCGGCGCCCTGAGCTATGACGGCGACATCATCACGGTTTACCCCGGATAAGCGAGAGCACAATGACAGTGAAATATAAAACGGTTATTACCAAAGCCGGTGCGGAAAAACTGGCTGCAGCAACCGTCCCGAACGGGAAAAAAGTCAATTTTACGGCGATGGCCGTGGGTGACGGTGGCGGTGCGTTGCCGGTGCCTGATGCCAGCCAGACCAAGCTGGTTAATGAAGTCTGGCGCCACGCGCTGAATAAAATCAGCCAGGACAAGAAGAACAAAAACTACGTTGTGGCAGAGCTGCTAATCCCGCCTGAGGTTGGCGGTTTCTGGATGCGCGAGATGGGGCTGTATGACGATGCCGGGACGCTGATTGCCGTCGGAAATATGGCCGAAAGCTATAAACCTACGCTGGTGGAGGGCTCGGGCCGCGCGCAGACGTTGCGCATGGTCATTATGATCAGCGATATCGCGTCCGTCGAGCTGACGATTGACGCCTCAACGGTGATGGCGACGCAGGATTACGTTGACGGGAAACTCGCGGAGCACGAGCAGTCGCGCCGCCATCCGGACGCGACCCTTGCTGCGAAGGGCTTTACACAGCTCAGCAGCGCCATTGACAGTGCCTCCGAAGTGCTCGCTGCAACGCCGAAAGCGGTGAAGGCGGCGTACGACCTGGCGAAAGGGAAGTACGCGGCTCAGGACGCCACCACGGGGCAAAAGGGTATTGTCCAGCTCAGCAGCGCCACAAACAGTGTATCTGAGGTGCTGGCGGCGACGCCGAAGGCGGTAAAAACGGCGTACGATCTGGCAAACGCCAAGTACACCGCGGTGGATGCCACTACGGCGCAAAAGGGACTCGTTCAGCTCAGCAGCGCTACTGACAGTGTGTCTGAGGTGCTGGCGGCGACGCCGAAGGCGGTGAAGGCAGCCAATGATAATGCCAACGGGCGAGTACCGTCTGGGCGAAAGGTGAATGGCCGCGCGTTAACTGGCGACATTAATGTTACTTCACAGGATATTTTTAACGGTCAGGCGGCAGGGATTGGTAATGCAGAAGATCTGAATGCCTATACCACACCTGGGTTGTATTACCAGCCAGCGAATGCGCAGGCGCAAACCGGTAAAAACTACCCTGAAGCAAATGCCGGTTCACTGGAAGTCTATAAGCATGCCGGTATTACACAAATTTATCGAATTTATAATAATTCTCGCTCTTACATTCGTACCCTCTACGGCGGAACGTGGTCGGCCTGGACAAAACAGTATGACGCGGCCAATAAACCCACGGCGATAGATGTTAGTGCCATCCCACTGGCGGGCAGCACCGCTGTAAATGGCGTGGTAAGAAACTCAGCTGAATTTCAAAGTATTTCGGCCAATAGCTATCGCATGGTATATGGCAACTACGGTGCATTTTGGCGGCAGGATGGTAGCAATTTATATCTCATGCTGACTAATAGCGGAGATCAGTACGGCAGTTATAACAGCCTTCGCCCTTTAGCGGTTAGCTTGTCTTCTGGTGATGTAACCATGGGTAAGCTGAACTTAACAAATTTTCAGTTTTTTGACGCGCGCTATTACACTAAAACGCAATCAGATGCGGGTTATATGGCGAAAACGGGCGCATATACCAAAGCTGAAAGCGACGGGCGTTTTCAGCCTAAAGGGAGTTATACGCCTGCAGGGCAGGCCTATACAAAAGCAGAGAGCGATGGGCGATATCAGCCTAAAGGAAATTATACCCCCGCAGGCCAGGCCTATACCAAAGCTGAATCGGATGCCCGATACGGAGTCGGAAGAACGACGACAGGTAACAGCAACGCCTACTACACACACGGCAATGGTGCTGTTTTCATGCAGGCGGTAAGAGGGATTTCTATTGGTAATAACACCGCTGTCACCGTGACTCTCCCTACGTCATTCCCTAATGGGATTTTGGGGACGGGAGCCAGCTTTTACGGGACTGGGGGCAATAACTCGGACTCGTTTTATCTTTGCACTCCGGTTGGAAAAAATCAGGTGAAAATTGAAACCCATAACTGCAATGGAACATTTTCGTTAATTGTCTCGGGGTATTAATGTGAATAAATATTTTAGTAATGCAGAAAGTAGTTTTTACCTTGAGGAAACTGTTCTGGTGTACGAAGCACAAGGTATTTACGTTCCCTCGGATTTAATGAAAATAACTGACTTAGAATATGAGGAGTTTATGGTGTCGCCAGACAGAAAGACACCGCGGTTCAATATTAATCGTAATTGCATGGAGTGGGTCGACATAGCTCCACCCTCAAAAGAAGAAGCTGTTCAACATGCGGATTCGTTGAAAGCACAATTGATGGATGTTGCTACTCAGGCAATTTTACCATTACAGGATGCTGTTGATTTAGACATGGCTACTGATAAAGAGACTATTTTGCTGACAGAATGGAAGAAGTACCGTGTTCGTCTAAACCGCATTGACGTCAATGTAGCACCGGATATTGAATGGCCTGAATCACCGTTAAGTGAATAAGTAATTTTCAATTTATAGTGCACCTCAATAGCGGGACATCCCGTTATTGAGGTGCACTTTCCTGTAATAAAGAACCCCTCCTCGAAACGCCTCTGCCAATAATCAAAAAGTGTAATTAAATAATGAAAATTATCCTCCATGATCGAAACTCCGGGTGAATCAATTCAACTGCTCATTGTATGTTGTGCTGCCCTACCTCCAACGTCATTACGTTTCATACCTCCTCCGCTCAAGAGAAAATAGCCTCACCACCTAACCACGGAGTTAAACAGATGGGCGACTATCACCACGGCGTGGAAGTCATCGAAATCAACGATGGCACGCGCACCATTTCCACCGTCTCGACGGCAATCATCGGTATGGTCTGTACGGCCAGCGATGCTGACGAACAGACATTTCCTCTTAACGAGCCCGTGCTCATTACTAATGTGCAATCCGCCATTGCGAAAGCCGGTATACAGGGGACGCTTTCCGCTTCCCTCCAGGCTATCGCTGACCAGTGCAAGCCGGTTGTTGTGGTTGTGCGCGTGGCCGAAGGTATCGACGACCCGGAAGACCCGGAAGCGGCGCAGAAAGAGACTATCTCTAACATCATCGGTACTACCGACGAAAACGGCAAATACACCGGCCTGAAGGCGCTTTTGACCGCGAAAACGGTCACCGGCGTTAAGCCGCGTATTCTCGGTGTTCCGGGGCTGGATTCGCTGGAAGTGGCCACCGCGCTGGCGGCGACGTGCCAGAGTCTGCGTGCGTTTGGCTATGTCAGCGCATGGGGCTGTAAAACCATTCCTGAGGCGATCAACTATCGCAAAAACTTCAGCCAGCGTGAGCTGATGGTCATTCACCCGGATTTCCTGGCGTGGGATACCGCAACGAACGCCACTAAAACGGCCTGGGCAACTGCGCGCGCGCTTGGCCTGCGTGCCAAAATCGACCAGACCACCGGCTGGCATAAAACCTTGTCGAACGTGGGCGTCAACGGCGTCACCGGCGTGAGTGCTTCCGTCTCCTGGGATCTGCAGGAACAAGCTACCGATGCCAACCTGCTTAACCAGGCTGGCGTGACGACGCTGATTCGTAATGACGGTTTCAAATTCTGGGGCAACCGCACCTGCTCTGACGATCCGTTATTCCTGTTTGAAAACTACACCCGTACCGCGCAGGTGCTGGCCGACACCATGGCAGAAGCGCACGCATGGGCGATCGATAAACCCATTACCCCAACGCTGATTCGCGACATCATTTCCGGTATCAACGCCAAATTCCGCGAGCTGAAAACCAATGGCTACATCGTTGACGGCTCCTGCTGGTATGACCCGGAATCGAATGACGTGTCGACCCTGAAAGCGGGGAAACTGTACATCGATTACGACTACACCCCTGTTCCGCCGCTGGAGAATCTGACCTTGCGCCAGCGCATCACCGATACCTATCTGGCAGATCTGTCAGATTCGGTTAACAGCTAAGGAGCTGAAGCATGGCGTTACCACGCAAACTTAAATATCTGAATATGTTCAACGATGGCCTGAGCTACATGGGCGTGGTTGAGTCTGTCACCTTACCGAAGCTGACCCGCAAGCTGGAGAAGTATCGCGGTGGCGGTATGCCGGGCTCGGTATCCGTCGACCTCGGCCTGGACGATGATGCCCTGGCGCTGGAGTGGACCATCGGCGGTCTGCCTGACATCGCGCTGTGGGCGCAGTATGCCTCTCTGGGCGCGGACAGCGTGCCGCTGCGTTTTACCGGATCTTTCCAGCGTGACGACACCGGCGAAATCTCTGCGGTCGAGATCGTGATGCGCGGCCGTCACAAAGAGTTTGATGGCGGTGAAAACAAGCAGGGTGAAAGCGGCACCACGAAGATGTCGACCGAGTGCGCTTACTACCAGCTCACCATCGATGGCAAAGAGGTCATCGAGATTGACATCATCAACATGGTGCTGAAAGTCGACGGTGTCGATCGTCTGGCGGAACATCGTAAGGCCATCGGCCTGTAATCCTTTAACCGGCCAGAATTGCTGGCCGGTTACTCCCCTTTTTGAGAGTAACAAGATGGAAAATATCAACGAAAGCGAAAATCCTCACACTGTCATGCTTGATAGTCCCGTTCTGCGCGGTGAGCAAAAAATCGAAAAAGTGATCGTCGTGAAACCCAATGCGGGCACCCTGCGTGGCGTATCGCTGGCATCGCTGGCGCAATCCGATGTGGATGCCCTGATTAAGGTACTGCCTCGGATGACCTCTCCAGCGTTGACCGAGCATGAGATTGCGCGTATGGATGCCTCCGACCTGCTCTCTTTTGCCGGTAAGGTGGTCGGTTTTTTGTCACCGACTTCGGCTCGCTGAAATTTCCTGAAAACCTGTCGGTCGACGATCTGATGGCGGATATCGCGGTGATCTTTCACTGGCCGCCGTCAGAACTGTACTCCCTGAGCGTGACCGAACTCCTTATATGGCGCGAAAAGGCGCTGCAGCGAAGCGGAAACCACCATGAGTAATAATGTCAGACTTCAGGAGCTGCTGAGTGCCGTTGACCGGGCAACCCGACCGCTCAAGGCTATCCAACGTGCCGGCCTCTCTCTTGAGGGAGAGATTCGAGATTCGCAGGCGGCGCTGCGCGCGCTTGATGAGCAGGCGGGGCGTATTGACGGCTTCAGGAAAGCAAACGCCCGGCTCGCCGTGACGGAACAGTCGCTTAACCAGGCGAAACAGCAGGCCGCGGCGTTGGCGGTGCAGTTTAAGAACACGCAAAACCCCACCCAGGCGCAGGCAGATGCGCTGTCCGCGGCCCGAAAATCGGCAGCCGACCTTAAGCTTGAGTACAACAGCCTGCGCTACGCGGTACAGCGCCAGCGTACTGAACTCGCCCAGGCGGGGATAAACACGCGCACACTCTCGTCGGATGAGCGTCGTTTACGCACCCACCTCAGCGAAAAAACGCAGCAGCTTAACCGACAGCGGGATGCGCTGGTCCGCGTTAATCAGCAGCAGGAACGGCTGAATACCGTTCAGACTCGCTACGAGTCAGGCAAGCACGTGGCCTCGCGGGTGCATCAGCTGGCAAATGCGGGCGTGGGTATGGCAAAGGCAGGTTTTGACCAGACGTCCCGGTTTATGGCCCCCGGCATCAGTTTTGAGAAGCAGATGTCATCCATTCAGGCGAATCTTGGTCTGGCAAAGGGCGACGCCCGGCTTGAGGCCATTCGCCAGCAGGCGCGGGAGGTCAGCGCCAGTACCGGCGTCCCTGTCGATACGATCGCACTGGCTCAGCGCGAGCTGGCTCAATCAGGCTTTGACGCCGATGGGCTGGTTTCGGCCACCGCGCCAGCGGTCAACCTCAGCCTGGCGGGGAATGTCGACGCGGCGAAAGCGGCTGATATGCTCGCCAGTACGCAGGCTGCTTATAGCCTGGCCAATAAAGATGCGGGGCGCATCGCAGACGTTCTGACGCGCGGTTTTACCTCTTCCAATACCAGCCTCGCTGAGATGCAGGCCGCCGTCACCTCCGCTGCACCCGCTGCGGATGCTTCCGGTCTGGATCTTGAAGAGACTACCGCGCTGCTCGGCGTACTGGCGGAAAAGGGGATGAAAGGTGCCGCCGCCGGGGATGCGCTCAGCACGATGCTGCGTCATCTTCAGGCGCCGGATGCGCAGCGTTCTGCCGCCTTAAATGCGCTGAATGTCCAGACTCACGACGGGCAGGGCAAAGCGCTACCAACGGCCGATATTCTGCAGGCGATCGCTGCGTCGTTTGAAAAGAACACGCTCGGAGCGGTGCAGCAGGCGGCATATCTGAAGACAATTTTTGGTCCGGATGCCATGCAAGGCGCGGGGACGCTGGTTTCCGCCGCGAGGAACGGATCGCTTAATGAAAAACGTCAGCAGTTGCAGGCAGCGAAGGGCAGTGCCGCGCTCGTGGCTTCCGTTCAGACCGATAATCTTGATGGCGATATCAACCGCTTCCAGGCCGCGTGGAGCGGGTTAAAGATAGATGTATTTGATAACGCAGAAGGTGCTCTGCGCACCCTGACCACCACCGCGACCGGGTGGCTCGGTACGCTCTCTCTCTGGGCGAACGCTAACCCTGAACTGACGCAAGGCCTGGTTGGCGTTGTTATCGGCGCACAGGCGTTTGCAGGCATATTGGGTGGGTTAGGCATGGTCGTCGCGCCGATCGTGGCGGGCCTAAACCTGGTCATTACCGCCGCGGGTATATTAGGCACAACCTTTAGCGTGGTCGGTGGGAGCGTGATGACGATCCTGGGGGCCCTTAGCTGGCCTGTCATTGCCCTGGGGGCTGCGATTGCTGCGGGTGCGTTACTGATTTTTAAATACTGGGAACCCATCAGCGCCTTCTTTGGCGGTGTGATAGAAGGGCTCTCTGCGGCCTTCGCACCGCTGGGCGAGATGTTCTCTCCGCTATTAAAGGCGTTTGATTTCATTGCAGAAAAACTGAGTGGAATCTGGCAGTGGTTCACCGATCTGATTGCGCCGATCAAGGCGACGCAGGAAACGCTCGACAGCTGCAAAAATGTCGGTGTGGCGTTCGGCCAGGCGCTGGGAAATGCGCTAATGGCACCGCTTGATCTCTTTAATAGCCTGAGCGGCAAAGCCAGTTGGCTGCTGGAGAAACTCGGCGTCATAAAAAAAGAGTCGGGCAATATCGACCCGGTCATGCCGAAAGCAGGCACATCCTCTGCTGAAGCTGGCAGTGCCTGGGACCCGGCGTCACCTGTTTACAGTGGCTTCATGGGATACCAGCCAATGGCAGCAGCGGGAGGACGTTCATACGTCGATCAAAGTAAAAGCGAATACAACATTACGCTGCAGGGGCATGCGGCCTCTGGAACGGACCTGACTCGCCAAATCCAGGAGGCAATAGAGAACAGTGAACGTGAGAAAGCGAGACAGCAGCAGGCTAGCTTTATGTATGGTTGAGGAGAGAGAAAATGTTAATGGTGCTGGGTCTGTTTGTCTTTGAACGACGAACGTTACCGTATCAGACAATGCAGTTTACAAAGGGCTATCGTTGGGCATCTAACGATCGCATCGGGAAGCCCAAAGCCTGGCAGTATCTTGGCGAAGGTGAGACCTCTTTCAGCCTTTCCGGATTACTTTACCCGGAGCTAACAGGAGGGCGGCTATCACTGAAGGCGCTTGAGCTGATGGCAAATGAAGGACGGGCATGGCCGCTGATAGACGGCACCGGCATCATTCACGGCATGTTTATCATTGAGAAAGTCACACATACGCATTCGGATTTTTACAATGACGGCACTGCCCGAAAAATTAATTTTACGCTGGAACTGAAACGCGTGGACGAATCGCTAATGGCGATGTTTGGCGACCTGAGAACGCAGGCTGAAGAGCTGGTGACGAGCGCTCGCAGTAGTATTGGAGGGCTGGTGGGATGATCACCGAAATGAATATCCGGGCGGGTGGGAAAATTGCCCCTGAATTTATGCTCAAGCTTGACGATCGTGATATCACGCAAAACTTCAGCCATCGTCTTATCAGCTTGTCCATGACTGACAAACGCGGGCTGGAAGCCGATCAGCTGGATATTCAACTGGATGATTCCAACGGATTGTTTGAGTTGCCGGCCCGCGGGGCAACGCTCTCCTTGTGGCTGGGATGGGAAGGAAGCCCTCTTGAAAAGAAAGGGAACTTCACGATCGATACGATTGAATTTCGGGGCGCGCCGGACACGCTGACCATACGGGGATGCAGCGCGGATTTTCGTGGGAAGCTGAACGTGCGGCGCGAACAGTCGTGGCATGACGCGACCATCGGCTCGATAGTAAATACCGTCGCTCAGCGGAACCAGTTGACCGCCAGCGTCGCGGAGGAACTTTCGTCCATCACTGTTTCGCATATCGATCAATCTCAGGAGACTGACGCGGCGTTTCTCACCCGCCTGGCCGAACGCAACGGTGCATTCGTTTCAATTAAAGCCGGGAAGATTATTTTTATGAAAGCGGGCCAGGCCGTGACGGCCGGTGGCACACCGATTCCCTTGATGGTGATTGAACGTGGGGATGGCGACCGGCATCTTTTTTCCGTCGCCGACCGTGAAAACTATTCTGGCGTGACGGCCAAATGGCTGCAAACGCGCGATCCCAAAAAACAAAATACTCAATTGAGTATTTTTCGATTGCCTGAAGAGCAGGCACCAGAGGCACTAGCGCATCCGGATGCCGCCGCGCCGATAGCGGGAGCAGAAGAAAAAGCGAAGAAGCCGCAGGAGATGCTGGTGGGATCGGCGGAGAACGTGTTTGAACTCACTACGGTCTATGCCTCTGAAGAACAGGCACTCCGGGCCGCAGAGGCGAAGTGGCGTGCGCTTCAGCGGGGAACGGTGAAATTTTCCATCCAGCTGGCGCTGGGACGCGCCGATCTGTTTCCCGAAACGCCGGTGCTTGTAAACGGTTTTAAACGCGTCATTGACGAGCAGGCGTGGATCATCAGCGAGGTGGTTCATACCCTCAGCGAGAGTGGCTTTACCACCAGATTGACCCTCGAACTGAACGCCAGCGACGAAAAATTTTCTGTCGATAGTGAGTAATTTATTTGCCTTGATTTTGTTTTTGGGTATTATTAATTCACAATTTGTGAATCAAGTGGAGGGGTAAATGTTTCATTGTCCTAAGTGCAAGCATTCCGCGCATGCGCGTACCAGTCGCTATTTAAGTGAAAATACCAAAGAGCGCTATCACCAGTGCACCAATGTGGACTGCAGCTGTACATTCGTGACGATGGAGTCCGTTGAGCGTCTGATCGCGTCCCCAGGCGACGCTGGGAATGTCCGAACGGCTTCGCTGGCTCAGGGCTAG